CAATTGGCTATATTTAGCAATTCCAAAGTGGCGATTATGACGTATCCACATAGAGGCTCTTAAACTTCGATCTTTTCCTGCACGACGATCGACGATTGCATGTAAAGCATGCTGTTGTTCAGGTGAGATAGCTTTTCTATGATTGATTACTTGGCCTTTTGTCCAGTAATTCCATAAGACATCATCACATTCGTTTTGGTACATGATGACAGTGTCACGAAGTTCAGGTTTTACTTTGTTAGGACTGATGGTGGTGAGCCAAGCAAGAAGTTTTCTTAGTGGTAGACAAACCATTTCCTGTAAGTCGCCAAGAGTAGGTATAACGATTTTCGTTATACCCCATCGTTGAGGATTGGCATTCAGTTTTGCTAATTGAGACTGCCAAGCTAACCCCATACCCTCAACAATAGGCTTCATGGGTGTATATGGCTGACCATCATGTTCCACCAAGTACAACTCAGCATTGTGGAAAGGTACGGTGATTTGAGTTAAAGTAGTCATGTCTAATTTCCTCTTAGAGATTGGATATAACCCCTTGTTTACTTTGATCGGTACAAGGGGTTCTTTTTATCAAGACCATATCCTGTCCTGATGAGTTAAATATAACAACTATTAAATATAATAGCAATTACGAGTATTAATAAAATTATATTTAATAGCAATTGTTCTTGTGATACACTGAACTAAATATTTTTTGGTATATCGTGATGGTTGAAAAAAACAATGTCGCAACTTTGCGAGAGCAAGCTGGTATGACAGTTTATCAATTAGCTAAACAATGCGGATTTATATCAAATAATCATGTGCTTAATAGGTATATAAAAGATGCAGAAGCAGGAAAACACATCAGTGTTTATCGTGCCTTACTCATTTACACCGAACTAAAAAAAGCTGGTGTATGCGAGAAGTTTGAAGATGTCTTTTGGCTTGAATGTGATGATAAAGATATCGAAAACTAAAATATTTTTCTTGTGGAGTTGGAACTAACTAACTTCTAAGCTTTCCTCATTGTAAATAATGGCTTTATTCAATGAATAGGGTCATTATTATGTCCAAAGCTTTAGCTTATGCACCGGCAGTAAATACAGCTAGAACAAAGTTGCCCAGTACTGAATCAGATCCTTTCTATTTTAGGCACATTACAAGAAAATCAGTTATTATGAAAATCATAACAACTTGATTAACTATTTGTTTTAACTTAACAAACTGAGAAGCCCAATCTAAGCCAATGCCATCAACGATATGCTTCATGGGTGTGTATCGGGGTGTACCTTCAGTACAGGTTCTGCGAGTACCACCAAATATTGGATAAAAAGCTGATTTAAAAAGCTACCTTTTAGGGTGGCTTTTTTATTAAGACCTATTAAGTGGTTGTTAAACAGGTCTTGAAACAGATCTTCAAATTGTTTATATTGAGTTAACCCTGTAGCAAACTTAACTTTCTGAGGACGGTTCTAATCAATTGGCTACAAATTGATGTAGGACACATCAAATGAGAAACGTCATGAACCACATAATCCATAGTCGATTTGTGGCTAGTGTTTCTGAATTAAAAAAGAATCCTACAGCAGTTGTACAAAATGCTTTTGGCGAAGCAGTAGCTATTCTGAATAGAAATAATCCAGAATTCTACTGTGTTCCGGCAGCAATGTATGAACGCATGATGGATCTAATTGAAGATCAGGAACTAATTAAACTAGCCGAGCAAGTTGATACTGACGAAACTGTGAAGGTATCTATTAATGAGTTACGAGCTAGAGTTCTCAAAAACAGCTCTTAAAAAGTTTGACAAACTTAACCCACAAATCGCTGAGCAGTTTATTCGTAAGCTGGAAGCAATCCTAGATAACCCTAAGATACCGAAGAATAAGCTGAGAGGATCAGTTGATCTATATAAGATTAAACTGAAATCAGCAGGATACCGCCTTTTATATCAAGTCAAGGATGATGTAGTCGTAGTTCTTGTTCTTGATGTAGATAGGCGAGATGTTATCTATAAACAGATGTGATATAGCCCGCTTTTGCGGGTTTTTTATTAATATAAAGTCAGTTTTCTAAAATGGAACTGATTAAAAACCAATAGCAAAAACATCCTTAATCTTGTTGCATAAATCTGCATTTTGAGCATCAAAATTATGCAACAATCTAATCCGATTTTACTAAATCAGCTTAAACAAGATTACATTGCTCTACAGCAACTTGGTTCACCATTATTAGCGTGTCAGGGGATGTTTGTTCCTCGTGGCATGGAAGACCTTCGCTTCTTATTTAAAAGTTGCCCACGGCCAATTGTGAGTAATGAAGATCCAGCAGAAGTTCAATATGCGGGTGGATTTACTGGAATTGTTGCTGGTCCCCCGAAAACCCATTACACAGGCAACCTTCAAATCCTAGTAACTGAAGCAGGGCATGATCAACTATTAGCTGAATATGTCGTAGCTAGTGGTGGAATCATCCATGGTGATTATTACGATGGCCGTTTAGGTAGTTTTACCCGTTCTTATGCACTTGAAAACTGTGCTATACGCTTTGAGTCAGCTGAGTATGATTCAGATAGCCGATCTCAAGTTATGACAGTTTCTTGCCCAATCGACTATAACTACTTTGGTAGCTTCGCAAACATTGGTACCAACGGCAGTATTCAGCCGGGTAAAAAAGAAATTGATGGTACAGCTGAACTTGTGAATCGCGTTCAGCAGGTAATCAATACTGCTCAACAAGCTGTACGCAACTCAACGATTAATGCGACATCACGTACATTAGGCAATCTTTTCGGGTAATGGCTATGAAGTTATTACCTGAATCTGAAGGGTATGCTGTAGTTGCTGGTTCTATCCAGCAACTTTCAGAAGAACTCTATAAAGAATATCAATTATCGGGCTATTCAATTTTGCTTGATGATATCGTGAAAGCATTTTTAGATGAGGCAAAATATTATGCCGGATGGGCTGTTTTAGATTGTCAAACTAAAGCTACCACGAGTATTGAACTGAATGAAACTATCGAACTTAGCGGTGATGAGTACGTAATCATCCAACCTTTAGTAAAAGCTCACTGTGATCTTTTGCAAGCTAGATTGGTTGAAGCTACTCGTGGGCTCGGAGTCGAAAGTTATGGGCTATCTGTATCAGAAGCTCAACAGAACTATAATGAAAAGAAAGACGCTTTGCCTAAACTTGCGTTTTGTATGGCCCCAATGAGTTTTAATTTTAACTTGGGGAACCGTTAATGCAAATCACCATTGTATCTGCGGGTAAAATTATTCCAGCGTCTGAGCTGATTAGTGCAACTTTAAGAACTGATCTCGTACCTATTCCCGCATCTATTGAGTTCACAGTTCAATCTACTACTGAATTAGACTCCCTTTTAAAAGAAGGGGAGCTACTTACTGTAAATGACATATCTCATCCTTTCGAACTTATCAAAGTTACCCCTCTAAAAACTCAGACTATTAAACAAGATCGGCGAGTAGGTGGCATCTCATGTATTGGTATTTTGGCTGGTTGTAAAAGACTTATCGAATATTCAAAGCAAGCAATTATTAGTAATGAAACTTCTTTTAATTCAGTAATTCGAGCTTGTGGTGCAACGATCAGTCTGGGCAGTGATTTACCTTTGCCTAAATTTGTTTGTTTAAAGGGTAGTATGCCTACACAGCGCTTGGCTCATTATCTGCAACAAGAAGCAGCTGTAATTTGCTTTCAAAATAATAAAGTGTCTGCTCAAAAAATTGATTCTTTCTTCAAAAAGGAACCTATCACAAAACTAGATCCTAGCAGTGTCGTTTGGATATCAAGTAAACCTTTGGAACTGATGCAAAAATCATCTTTTGTCACAGTTGAGAATAACGGTTCAACGGTTGTTGGTGATGACTCAATAACCCCAGGCCACACTGTGACGCAAAGAGCTGGTTTAGATGCCCGACAAGTCAAAAACTTGGAAAAAGTTTTGATTATGCGTGGGACCATTATTAGACCACTAAATTTGAACTGGAATGCAGGCGATATATTTGAAATAGATAGTAAGAAGTATGTCGTTTTAACTGCTGCACATCATATAGATACAGGCGCAATCGGGGGATCAATGGGGACTTCATCAAAGTTCTGGATTGCTAATTTGTAGGTCAAATATATGAATGGTTTAAAACGTGCAAAGATTTTAAGTTACAACGCAAAAGGTCGTACTGCACAAGTACACATTCATGGTTTAACTGATGGCGCGAGTGAAGGAATTACAGCAACTTTTGCTTATCCAGTCGGCGATAGTGATTTAGATACAGAAATTCAAATTGTGGATGGGGAAGACGTCTATGTCTTCTTTGAAAATGGTAATGAAGAACGTCCAGTAATCCATAGTTATGTCAGTCACGGAGACGGCGCGATTGTAGGTGTGCGCCGTATTCGACAAGACAATATTGAATTTATCTCTAAAGAAAATTTAAAAGTAGATTCTGGCACAACCGTTTCGATCAAAACGCCGTTAATGAATGTACAAGCTAATACTCAACAAACTGGTAATAGCACATTAACGGGAAATAGCACTGTAGTGGGTAATACTTCAGTTGCGGGCAATAGTGCTGTAGCGGGTAGTATGGCAGTTGGCACAACGCTTACGGTTGCAGGTGTGCCTATTGACCCTAAAGCTATTGAGGGTGCATTTAAAGATGCTCTTAATAAATTAGAAAGTTTAAAGGAAGAGTTAAAAGAACAAGGCGAAAAAATTGATGAAACTAAAGATCAAGTAAGCCAAGAGATTGATGAAAAAATAAAGGAAGTAGAAGAATTAATAGAAAATATTAAAGATTCTGATGCTTTTAAATTGCTTGAAGAAGGAATGAAACATTTTGATGAGGAAGTTCAAAAGATTCATGAACAAGTTAAAGAAGTTAATCAGATCGCTCAAAATAAAGTCGATGAAGTTCGTGCTTATATAGATCAAGAAATAAATAATACTAAATTAATTGTAGATCAACATAATAATGAGGCTAATCTACGATTGGATGAAGCCAATCAACGTATCGATCAGTCTATTCAAGCTAATGAAGCATTGGTTGCTGATGCTCAACAACGTGCAATTCGTGCTGAGAAAGAACTCGATGATAAAATCGGTTTTATTAAAAGTGAAACAGATTCAATCATTGCTGATGTAAGAAGTGATTCAAATGAAATTCGGTTAGTCGCAGAAAACGCAAAAAAAATTGCGGATCAAGAAGTTCTGGACCGTAAAAAACAAGCAGCTGACACACTAAATGTTATTGATCAAACTAAGGCCGCCTTAAAACAAGACATTGATCAAAACTTAGTTAAAGCTGGTCAAATGATTGATGACGCTAAATTAGCATTAGGTGAAGAAACTAATACACTCATTAATCAAAAAATTGAACCGGTTGTAACCCAAACTGAAGCTGCAGTTAAAAAAGTTGATCAAGTTGCAGCCCAGTATGTTGACCTTGATAAGAAAGTCGATTCGGGTTTTCTAGCTGAAGCTGAAGCACGTGCAAATGATAAAGAGGCATTAACAAAAAGTTTTGAGCTTAAGTTTGCTGAAATGCAAACTGAATTGGGTAAATCAAATGCCCTAATTTCAGAAGAAATAAAAACCCTTGCTGCTCAAGATAGAGCTTTTACTGAACAAATTAGTACTGCCCAGTCTCAAATTGGTGATAACAAAGCGGCAATTAATAATGTTGAACGTACAGTAGTTGATCTTGGTAAATCTGTTGCTGAAAAGACTGATCAAATTCAAGCAAGTTTAGATACCACTAATGCAAGCTTGTTAAATGCTACTGAGTTAGCGCGAATGCAATCACTTGGTAAGCCTTTACGTGACGATCCTACATTTCTATCTGGGAATGGGGGGTTAAGCGCATATGTTGTACCTTCAGGTTCAACGTTTACTAGACAAGCTAAATCTACTGATAACCCAGTAAATAGTACCCATGAGATGCTATTAAGATCCACTGTTTCTCTAGGTGGTGGCTGGTATCCGACTGTTCCAACTCTTGTTGCTGCTCCTAATAAAACGTTTTTAATAAAACAAATTATTAAAATGCCTATGGGCACTTATTTATTACCAGTTGGCAATGCTACAGGTACAGGTGGTTATTTACGTGTACTTGGGAATAAGGAAGGAACAGGTAAGTTTGAGGTTTATTACTCTGTTGTTCAGTGTGGCTATGATGCGCCTGCAGCTATCCATGGGCATTTCCGTGTTATTGCTGGCACTAATCCACCTTTACCAAGCACAGCAAACCCAGTGGATGTAATCCTTGCCGATTATGAAGTCTGGGACATTACTGCACTTAATGACACCATTCCAAAAGCATGGCGTGATCAAATTACTGGAAATGCTTCATATATCGAAAAGGTTGAATCATCTGTAAAACTTGTTGATGAAAAGCTTGTTTCAGAAGCAAAAAAACTTGAAGAACTAAAAACCGACTATAATTCGAATAAAACTAAAACAACGTCAGATTTAGCAACAATTGCTCAATCAGTTTCTGATGGTGATAAAGCCTTATCTTTACGCATCGACCAAACGAAAGCAGCTCTAGAAGAGGCTGATCGGAAATCTAATGCAAATATTCTAGAAGTTACTGAGTCGCTCGCCGAATTTGAACAGTCTACTACTTCAAAATTTAGTGAACTTGATACAAGTATCTCTAAAGAAAACTTAAAGGTACAAGGTCAAATTACTGATGTTCAAAAAAGTGTTTCGACCTTAGAAAGTAATACAAATACAAGAATAAATGGCCTTTCATCATCACTTAAAACTACTGATGATATTGCTAAACTTGCTTTCGATAATGCAGCAGAAGCGCAGCAAACAGGTACAACGGCGGTAAAAGCTACAGAAGCACTTTCTCAAAATTTATTAAGCCTAAAGTCTCAAACTCAAGTAACGTCAGGGGTTCGTGCAGTCGTAACGTCAAAAGGTATTGACGACTGGACACAGTGGCGTACCACAGGTGAAGCGAAAGTAATTCAAGATGCTGATGCATTAGGTGGTTATATTCTTGAGCTTGGGAATAATGCCGGTAATGATGAAGCATGGGTTCACTGGAACGAGTTCCAAAAAATTGATCCAAATAAGTTGTATCGAGTGCGTGCACGCTTCCGCCGTGTGCTTGGGGAAACTGGATCTATTTATCTTGGTGTTGCATGTAAAAATGCAGACCAAAGTAAATATGTAACTACTACAAACTCCCTTGCAGGAGATATGGGTTCGTCTAACTACTTATTGTCAGCCATTAAACCTAATTTAGGTGAGTGGCAAGAAGTAGTTCTATACATGAAAGGTAAGTCTACTGGGGCAGCAACTGGTTTAGGGACAATTGAAAATCCACGCACATTCCCAGCACAGGCTGAATTTTATGCCCCAATGTTTATTGCTAACTACAACTTTCAGACAGGAATTTGTCAGCTTAATTACATTATTGTTGAAGATAACAACTCTTTAGCTTCTGCTAATGATGCAACAGCAACTGCAAATGATTTATTCAAAACAGCAACTAACAGAACAGAAGCTGAAGCTGAAAGAACCACTAAGCTTGAATCAAGAATGCAGAACGCAGAAACAGGTATTCTGAGCAATGCCCAAGCTTTATCGAAAACAGCTACAAAGAGTGATCTTGAAAGTGCCATGGGGCGTGTGGCGACTGATATTACAGCTGCAGTGAATAACATTAAGATTGGTGGTGTTAACGCCGTAGCCAATTCAGAAGCACCTCGAACATCCACAGCAGCAACAAGCCGTGAATACTTAATGTATGAACGTAGCAAAGAGTTGAAAGCTTTTTATGATGAAAATTTAGATAAGCCGGTTACGATTTCATTTGAAGTGAGTGTACCGGTTGCTGGAACTGTACAAGTATATTCATCTAATGGATCAGCTCACTTCTTCACAACTTCTGTTACAGTCACTAAAGCAAATGAATTTCAAAAATTTGAAGTTACCGTGTTTCCTAAATTACACACTGGCAGCACAACCGAATCGACTATTGAGTTTTACGGTACATATGGCACTGGTCGAATTCCAACAATTCAAAAATTGCAGATCGAAGCAGGTAATAAAGCTACAGCGTGGAGCCCAAGCCCTCGAGATACTCAAAGTTCATTAAATGCAAATGCGGAAGCGATTAAGCTTACTCAAGCTGAAGTGAAGAAGCATGGTGATAGTTTATCTTCTCAAAGTTTAGATATTTCAAAACTTAGAAATGATCTAACTATAACCAATACCGAAGTAAGTAAAAAAGCCTCAACTGAAGCATTACAAACCACAAATTCTCAAGTATCTGAACAAGCTGGACTGATTAAAGCTGTTACAGAACAGGCGAATACTTTATCTGCAAATCTTAACAAGTCGGCCCCAGCAGGTACGAACTTGTTGATTAACTCTAATGTGGTAGGAACTTACAATGGTGTTTCATATCCTCATCTACGCTATAAACTTGGTGAAGAATGGGAAGTAGGCGCAAAATATACGCTCTTGTGGTGTGCTGAACATACACGTGGTGCTGGTGACACAAATTCAAATTTAGCTGTTTATGCTGGTGGCGGAAGTCAGTTTTTACAGCAGGTTATCAACACAACAGGTAAAGTAATCAGCAAAATCACCTTTACAAAGACTTCAGCTGGAACAGCAAAAGAAGTCCACTTCTACATGCTAAACAAACCAACTGCAGACAAGCAAAGTGTTGGTACTGTGTATTGGGCTGTGTTAGTTAAAGGGGATTTCATAACTACAGATAATTGGATTGCAAGTCCTTACGACTTCAATGCAGCATTCGATCAAGTATCAGCAAATTTAAATGAATTTAAACAAACGTATGTTACTGAAAGTACTGCTTTAGCTAAAAAAACTCAAAACTTAGAATCAACAATTAATGATCCTGTAAATGGTTTGGCTGCACAGGCTAAACAAATTTCCGACCGGATGACTAAATCTGATGTTGATAGCGCAATATCAACTGCGACCGAAGCATTGAAAACAAGTATCGGTGGTAAGTCTTTTGACAACATCGTTATCGGGGGTAATGTCGAAAAAAGTAAAACGGGTGGTTATTTACAAGTATCATATCCCTTAGCAAAAAGTTTAAATGCACCTGGTATTACTGTTACCGTCAGAGCAAAAGTTACCTTTGATAATGGAGGGAACAATGCAGCCAATTTGCGTGTATATATTGGCGGAGGTAATGTATTTAATGCAGATGCACCTATTTTTTCAGCTAGTAAAGATATCTACGAATTTACCTTAACTACAATTTCTAGAACAGACGCAACTGTTGTTAATTTTTATTGTTTTCCAAATTCTTCAGCAAATGCTAATGCCACTACTACAGTGCATTGGGTAGAAGTTTATGAAGGTAATAATAAAGCGTTAAATGATAAGGTAAGTACTTCAACTCTAATTAAGGATTACTCTTCTAAAGCAGATACTGCTCAAGCAATAACTTCTGCAACTGAAACCCTTGAAGCTAAATTTCGTCAAAAATTTGGCGATTTGTGGACTAATAGTTCAGCAACACTAGATAGTACTCGCTACACCAAAACAGAAACTAACCAAGCTATTGCTGAAGAGAGCAAAATTATCAAAGCTGCTATTTCTTCAAGTGGTGGTGACAACATAATTAAAAATGGTGATTTCTCAAGCCCTTTAGGCACCTTAAATTGGCGTCAAAATTCTGCTGTGGCAGGTAATCTACTTGAAGTTTATAAAGATTCAAAAGGTGCTACTTGGGGGCACTTTAAATCTACTGATACAACTACATACTTTAAAGGGTTTATTGAAACTCTGACATTGGCAGATGGTTTAGAGATGAATCAGAAGTACACATTGTCATTTAAAGCAATGTCGTTGACAGCTGCACAGACTCAAATTTTATTAATTATACACCGTCGAGATTCATCAGGTCGTAATAACCAAATTGGTACTACATGGAATAACATTTCGACTGATAAAGAAACATTATGTACTTATACCTTTGATACAAATATTATTAATTTACAGCATATTAACTTAATTTTATATTCGCAAGTAGGTTTTGCTCCTGACTTTTTAATTAGAGAAGTGCAACTTGAAAAAGGTGAGTTAGCCACTGGTTTTAGAAAAAATCCTCGTGAACTAATTAAGGATCTTGAAGCTAATGCTTCTGCAATTGAAGGTACTAAAGCCGATGTACAAAAAAACGGTGAAAAGATTAGTTCACTTGCTGAGAATTACGCGACTTTAAAATCCACTGTAGAAAATAATAAAACTTCTGTAGATGGTAAATTTCAGGAAATTAATACCACGATTAGTGATAATCAACGAAACACTACACAATCAATTAACAACTTGGAATCAAGTTACAAACAATTAAATCAAGATCTTGGGCAAGTATTTAATTATCGTGTTTATTCATGCGGTTGGAATGGCTTTTTCACTGGTATTAAAAACTTAAAGGGTGAAATTAAGTCAGTAGCTTCTGCTCGTGGATTCTCAGTTCATGTTTTGGCAGCCGATGGTTCTATAGCATCATCAACTCGATACGACACTTATGCAGCTGTAGCAAATGCTACGGCAATGAGTAACGCTATTGCTGCGATTCCAAATGACACCTTTGTTATCGTTACAAACTACGACAGTATTGGTGTAAACCTAGCACCAGTTAAGAATGCACTAATTTCGTTAGGTGCCAATCCATTCACACTTGATCAAATAACGGGTCGGGATGCATACATTTTAGTTGGTCAGAAGGGGATTGGTTCAGGTCGCGGTATTGAATTGCATGCAACACCTGATACTGGACCAAATGGTGCTAAGCAAATCATGCTTGCAGTTCAAGTAGTTAGTGGTATCCCGATTGGTCTTGCAAACAATAGCGGAAACTTACAAAAGGTTTTAGAAAACCACGCACAAATTCTTCAAGAAAAAATTACAAGATCTGATGCGAAAGAAGTATTTGCTGAGGAAATCAAAGTCTTTAAAGCACAACTTGATACTTTACGTTACTCAGAAGAGAACTGGATTTTACTTGGTGATGATACTAAAAATTTAAGTATTTCTACTGGTACAAACCGAACTGTAGCTGTTTGGGAACTGCAATATAAACACAAGGAAATTCCAATTGATAAGGGTGATCCAATAGTTGCGAGAATCAAATACACAGCAACTGCAGGATTAGTTGGCGCTACATGTAGTATTCAATTTCATGGTGCAACTTATAGTGTTGGGTTGCCTTCGTTTGTTGTAGCTGCAAGTGGTGAAATAGAACTTACTGGTATTTTCCCATCTGATTTAAAAGCCTCTGCTTTTGAAGCTATTCCATTGGGTTTACGGTTTGATAATGCTCCATCTGGTGGAACATTTACTGTAACTAATATGTTTATTAGCCGGGGTAATTCAGCGCCAAATTTTAAGGGCGGATTTAGATCGTCTCTTAAACAAAATGCTCAATTTGTTGAAGATACTTTTATCAAGGCTGATGTAAATAAAGGGGTTATAGCTCAGCAAATTCAACAATATGATGCAACTGTACCTGGTGGTTTATCTTCTGTAGTAAAAACAACAAAAGCTACAGCTGACCAAACATCAAAGGATCTAGCTACACTTAGAAATACTGAAATTTCTCAGCTTCAAACAAGTACAAATAATCTTGGTTCCGCATTAGAAAACACAACAATGCTGGCGATGATGATTACTAATGGAAAATTGTTGCAGGGAGACGTAAATTTCAAAAAAGGTAACAATGGTGTATCTGTCTATAACAATGCCGGCAATGGGAACGTGACAGTTACTCGTGTCGCGAAAAGTGCTGATAACCCAACTACATCAACCTATGAAATTGAAATTAAAACCATTGGTGCTGCCAGCCCAACATGGGGTGGATTTGTTCAACTCGTTTATGGCCGTGCAAATGCTGTTTTTGTTATCAAGTATTTAATCAAGCTACCAGTTGGATATAAGTTAATGAATGCTGGAAACTATATGGGGACTGGGGCAATTGATCGATTCATTGGCAGTACTGAGGGGACAGGCAAGTTCGAAACATATATTCGAATGATTAAATGTGGTGCTGTAGGTTCTTTCTCTAACTCAGGACATGTTTATGTGGCGGGAGGAACTACACCAACAGCTACTGCGCCTTTAGTTTGGACCTTAGCCCAAATCGAGCAATATGATGTTACTGATTACGCTTCAGCTGACCCGACTTTACAGGACTTTGTTTCTTCAGCTACAGACTCTATTTCAACATTAACCAACTTCAAAGAAACTTGGGCTGCCAAACTTACTGAGATGTCTTCAAAATTAGACAGTAAAAACGGCGCTTATATTTTGAATGCGGATATAACAAATACTAATGTTGAGCGAGCAATTGCAGCCTCATCACAGAAAATTACTTCTGAATATACCAATGCTATGAGTGTGCAGCCACTTGGTTCAGGTGCGGGTAAGATTTTCGTTAAGCCTTTAACTTGGCGTCAAGCAATCACTACTTCGGGTACATTGGTTATTAAGACACCTATTACAGTTGGTGCGTACATGACCAAGGTTAAAATTTCTGGTTATAACTACAATAACAAAGAAGATAATATTTTCGATCTGGATTTGGCATTCTATGCATATACGTCAACAGTGCCATTTTATCCAAATATGACGTCACGTTCTTTTGGTATTACCTTAGATGAAAATAATGCTACGACTAAAGGCCTGGCTCTAGCTTTAGATAGCAATAATAAGGTGTGTATCTTAATTACCAAAAAAGATGCTTGGTCTTACCCAGCAATTACAGTTGAGTCGGCCACTATTACTCATACAAATCCGCCAGATTACTTTAAAGATGGCTGGACGGCGGCCATTGAAACAGATTTATCAGTTTATAAGTCAGTTACGCCGTTTACAGTGACTTCAATGATGGAAACCACTGCAGGTTCACAAGCCAAAGTGGATGTTCCAATGGCTCAGTTAAGTGATATTGCTGCTGATAATAAACTCACACCAGTTGAGAAAAAACAGGCGAAGTTGGTTTGGGATACACTTTATCAAACTGATGCAAGCTTGCGAGCTGAGGCAGTCACTTATGGTATATCTTCTGCTGCTTATGCCACGGCATTCAGTACTTTAAATACATATTTGGCATCTTTATTCGCAAATATGAATGTAACTAGTACGATTGACCGAAACCAGTTCATTACAAACTTTGCTAACGTTCACAATGCACGACAAGCATTAGTACGTGCAATATCGGAGAAGGCTAAAGAAATAGCTGATACTGCCAAGGATATAGCTTCTACTACAAAAGCGACATTAGAGCGTGATTACATGACGTCTACCAAGACGAATGAAGCAATCGCATCTTCAACAGAAAGAATGTCTGCACTGTATTCTGCAAATGGTCAAAAGATCATGGCATCAGTACTAGAAACATGGCAAAAAGATTGGTTAGTAAAAACTCCAAGTGGAAATAAGCCTGAACTTAGTTTAGTAGCAGATGCAACTTGTCGTGGAGGATATGCATTAAGAATTGGTAATAACGTAGGTAATGATGAAGCCTGGTTAAATTGGTTCACATCTTTGCCTATCGATGACAATAAATATTACCGAGTTAAGTATAGATTCCGCCGTGTAAGTGGTACCGGAGTTGTTTATGTTGGTGCGACCTGTCAAAACGCCAATAAAACAAAATATATTGCTCAAGATAACTCTGAAATCAATGATATCGGTTCAAGTCACTATTTAGTCGCAGGTACCGCACCAGCGTTGGGAACTTGGATAACCGGTACTGCTTATTTTAAGGGGCGATCTGCTGGTGCAAGTGCAGGTGCTGGCACTCTACTAAGCCCTAAAACATTTGCTAATAAAGCTGCTTTCTTTACACCAGTATTCATTGGTAACTATTCCGGTAAAGCTGGTGAAGTGGATCTAGACTTTATAGATATTGAAGATGCTGACAACATTGCTGATTTTGAAAATTTCAAAACCACATATACAACTGATGTGGGAGCATATGCTGGTGCATTACAAACTTTGGTTTCTGTTTACGGCCAAAATGCTATCAAGCTTAAATCACAAGCTGATTTGATCGATGGTGTGAAAGGTAAGTACGTAATGGGAATGGATAATAATGGTGTGTTCTCTGGAATGTCTATGGTCAGCGAGCAAACGAATGGAACTGTGCTCAGTTCTATAGGTTTTCAAGCGGATAGAATTTTCTTCACAACTGGTTCTTCTTCTACTAAATATATGCCGTTCATAATCCAAGACAATCAAGTTGTGATGAACAGTGATGTATTTATTAAGAATTTGACAGCCGCAAACTTTAAGGCCAAGTCTCTTACAGCTGAATTATTCAATGTTGACAAGTTAAGTGCCATAACTGGTGAACTTGGGACTTTAATTACTTATAAAGATCCTAGTCAGCCTCAAAAAGCAAGAATGGTCATTTCAGGGACCGCTTTAAAGTTATATGACGATAACAATATTGAGAGAATTTATATTGGTTTATAAATGGCTACATTCTTATTAAGGGACCTCGGTGGCAACGTGGTCCTTGATCTAACATCTAATCTTAGTATGTATACAGAAACGTTAAGTGTTGTCCTCCCGAAAGGTTCATCTATGGACACAATTGTACGAAAACTAGATACTGCTGAAAATCATCCAAGATGGTGGGCTTATGTAGCTTCTGGTGAAGTGTTATCTGCCAATAGTGCTGTAGTTGAGTCTTATTCAAATGGTATGGGATGTGCCATTTTGACTAAAGCTATGGCTATTGAGGCTAAGCTGGGCGATAAGATACTTAATCAAATGGATGATACTTCATCTTATTTATTAATTTATGATTGTAGAGCTTATTACAATATAGCTTTTCAGCAAACGGTTAGTATTCATATAGGTAAATGCTAATGGCTGAATACATCAAAATTCTCAATGATAATAAAGTGACAATAATTGACGACAGCTATAGAAACTTTCACCTTATAAATAAGTTTGTTAGGGAAGTCGCTTCTTCAGACCCATTACCTCCTGCAGTACTATCTGTATCTGGTTACGTTAAGTGTCATGTTTTGAATGTTACATCTTTACAAAGACCAATTGTGGTATTTACAGGCGTTTCTGTGATGCAGGTCAGATATGAAGAAACTTCCACAAATAATTGGAAAATAACTGTAATTTTTGACACCTTAGACGACCAAGGAGGATTTAAATATAAGAATACTTTTCCTTTTACAAAAGCAACTTATTATGTATTTGGATTAATTACTTTATTAGAAAGTGGTCATTCGCCAAAATTACTAATTAAGAATGGTAAAGGTGAGATTGTATTTTCTAACTCCCACAATCCTTTAAAAGTAGTTAAAGCAGAAACTTTTTATTTAAAAGGCAGTGCAAATTATTTTAGCTCATGGTTATCAGATATACCTGATTATAATGCTAATAAGACTTATGGCTTGGCTTTAGCTTGTCCAGCTCATTATGAATATTATTGGGGAGCTGGTGGTTTGAGTTCTTATATGCATTCATACTGTACTATAAAGACTAACTCATATAGTGATCCAACTTTCTCAGGTAAGATCCTTCGGGGATATACGATACTAGCTAATGGTATGAATACTTCAGCTAGTCTCTATTCTCCATTTCATAGTCATTTAATAGTTGATATTACTGGCTATTAAAAAGCCCCTTATTAGGGGCTTTCATGTTTAAGCAGGCTGATCATTAACTGGTGGTTCTTCTACAAATGTGTAATTTACTGCTACCGACCCAGTCTCTAAATCCCAGCCTAGATTTAATGTTTTGAAAGCAGGACGGTTGTTAAAACGTTGCGCATTGACGATGTCTTGGGTTTTTTGAGCTAATTCAATATCCAAAGCATTAAATACTTTAACTTCGGCCATGAGCTTTTCCTCTAATTAGATAAGAAATTTGTTCAGATAGAATTGCATGCAGTTAATTAATGGAATCTGTACGGTTCCAATTAACTTTGGAACCCATCTAAAAGTTAAAAATTATTAGTCATCAAAATACTTAATTATTTAGGTATTTTGGCTTAGTTATGTCTTCTCGGTTCTTATCGTTGTTACTCGGTGAAAATGTTAATTCATATGATCAGCAATTCGATACGTCTAATCAGGATGCAACAGCGCAGCTATATGAAACTATGGCTCCGTTTTCACTTGGGACTAACCAAACCAAAGCCAATAAGAAGCGTACTCGAAAAGAAATTCTTACTAAATGGGAGAGAATGTTACGCTTTGCACCTATCGCAGAGGGTATGGGGATTCATGTTTCTGCAGCCTTAGGCGGAGATTCTTATAGCGGCCAACAAGTCTTTATTACGCCCGCAGAACGGTTAAAAAAGGCGAATGGACCAGCAGCTGAAAAACTAAAAAAACAACTAGATGAGCGCCGTGTAAAGATGGAAAAGCTTATCAATAAGTATTTAAGCAAACTTGCCCGAGATGCTATTTCTTTCGGTGATTCCTATGCACGTATTTATGGGAAAAAAGATATAGGTGTAATTGACCTCGTATGCAATGAGTATACATATCCGCCATTAATACAACCGTTCGAACAAGGCAGTAAGACTGTCGCCTTTTTTTGTTTAGATCCTCGTAATTGGCAAAAAACTATTACCAAACTGAATACTATTCAAATGGTACGTTTCAAAATGCCCCGTATGAGCAATATTGCTCAATATGAGCTTGTTGAAACTGGTCTTGTCACGAAAATGTTGGAGGGTGATGATCCAGATGAGCTACCAATCTTACCAGCGCATTTAGGCGGCTCATTTCTTTATGAGATTGAAGATATTTATGATGATGTAATCCTCGCTTTGGCATCAATGAATAGCCAGCAAATTGCAGATACCGTAAATCAGATGTTCTTGACAGTAAATATGTCAGGAATGCCGCCAGCACAACGTCAAGCCTATATCCGTGGTTTAGAAGGTTTACTCAAAAATCATGAGGCTTATGTCCGTGATGCTTTATCAGGTGGTGAAGCAGTCTGGAATACTGCTTTTCACATGCTTCCAGTATTTGATGAAAAACAAGTTCTAAATCCAGTGGGTGATATCAAGAATCAACGAAGCTCACCTATTAATATTGAACAGTTCATGATTAATGTCCGTTTGTTAATGGGCGGTATAGGTCTAGACCCAAGTATGGTAGGGTGGGCTGACATGTTAACTGGTGGTATTGGAGAAGGTGGAGCATTCCATACTTCTGCACAAATCATGCGTAGGTCACAAGACATTCGAACAGCAGCTTCCGAAGGGATTAATCAAATTCTTCACTTGGATTGGGGTTTTGCTTATAACGAACAATTTGAGCCTGAAGATTACCCTTGGCAAGTTGAATATTATTCAAACCAAACTGCAGCAGCTACGGAAGAAATCAACAATGCTCAATCAAGAATGAATACAACATTACTTAAAACACAAGTAATCGCATCATTGAAAGAATCAAATTTAGATGTAGATATTATGGCGTACATTCTTGAGCGCGATACAGGTATGAAATATGAGGAAGCATTAACATTAGCTGAAAGTATTGCTAAGAGCCGTAAATTTCCAGAGGATGAAGAATAATGGCTTTTTTTGAATACGAAACACAGAATAAAACTATAAATAACAGTTTTGGAAACGTTTTAAATCCGTTTAAAGATCGTTTTGCTAAAAATCCTGTCTTATGGTCTGGTCTAACAGTGGATCGAGCTGTTTCCCATTATCAGGAACTTTACGCATTAGGAACACTTTCAGCTGCACATTTTGGAATAGAAATTCAGCCTTACCGTGCAAACAGTAAGATTGCTCAAGCGAATATTCCAATTTTTGATCCTTCAAATAAAGTTGCTTGGTTAGCCAATAATGTCGATGTATCACTACTTGATGCTCAAACCGATGCAGTGCATGTGGGGCACTTTCAACTCAACCATGTAACAGGTAATGCGTCAAATGAGTTGAGTATTTCATTTATTGAGACTAAAGATGCTGCAATTGCGAATAGTGCTAAAGCTATAAAAGATATAATGTTTAATAAGGATGGTACTCAGCCGCCACCAATTGAATACTTAATGCGATTAAAAATATATGCTTTTGATAAAGCTGCAAGAAATCAAAACCAATTTGAAATTGAGCATCTAGTTTCACTTCAAGCAGGCAATTTGCCCCTTGATGCCTCTAATAAAGCACATACCATTGTTACTTTAAATTTCATCAAAATGTTTCCCAACTTAAAATAAGCTATGGAACTCATTGGCTTTATAGATTCACCTAATTGAGAAAATATCCTCAAATTAAAATGAGGATAACTCCGTGAGTGTTAAATCAATTTTCATTCAAACACACGCACCACATCAAAGCCGATTAGTACATGGTTTTGACTCCATGGTGAATAGTGGTGCTTGTTCAATTGGGTTTATTAAGGGTGATTACCGTCAAATTAATGCTTTAGTCACTGAAGATTACACGGAAAATGATTTCTGGCGTGTTGTAAATTTAAAAGGCAAAAAGGGTGGGATAGATGCGTTTGATTCCGTTGCGGTATTAGGCGCTATCGATGACCAGCATGCAGCTGATTTAGCGATACTGCAATTCGGCCGTATGTTTGATGCTTGTGTTACAGATGTTATTGAAACGAATCAATTTGGACTTAAGCGCCATTTATCATCACAACAATTTAATTTGACGGGTTCAAAACCGATTCAAAGATGGCAACTAGAACAATTACAAAATGTTGTAGCAGCTGAAAAACCTGAATGGGATGGAATCAATTTAATTTCTCATGAGGGTGATACTTCTAAGTTGTTATTAGATATGCAACGAAATGATGATCACAGCCAATTATTGAGTAAATTTGATGGGTTACCTACACTTTTATCTAGTCTAGGCGTAGAAGAAGCGCTTTACGACTCTATTATCGTTGATTACCAGCATTTAGAGCAGCTGTCTGCAATTTTGCATCACTCTATGGATCAGTTTTCAAAAACTGGCGTCAAAATCGTTAACGTTACGGAAAGTAAGCCATTTAAGCATAAAAAAGTCCTTCAAATTGCTCTTACTTATGATTTTGATGACGGCCAAAACTTCACAATCCTTTTTCATAAGCCAGATCGATTATCAAAAAAAATTAGTCCAGCAGATTCATTAATTTCATGGAAGATTTTAATGAACAATCGGGATATTACGGCTGCAATTCAGCCGAATCAGGGAGAAGGAATTTCAATTCCAGTTCTCGCTGGTCGAATTATGAAGTTGATTAACCAAAATAGTAATCGTTTTAAGCGGTTACAATCTAAAAAAGCAGAAAAGGCCAAGGCTTTAGCAGATGCTGAACTACGTCTCGAGCAAAAACAAAGTCAATTAAATTCTTTAAGTGTAGAAATTTCCAATTTATTAAATGAATTGGATCAGTTGCAAAATACATTGTTAACCAAGCAATCTGAAGAAAATGAAGTAATCATTAAAGAGAATAGTCTCGATAATGAGTTACCAGATAGTATTTCTGATGAAGAAGCCGAACGTTTAAAAGCCGACTTAAAGCGTTTAAATGCTGATCCTGAATGGGCAGGTGAAGATGGTTTACGTTACCAAGCATTCTTTGAACGTATCAATAAGGCTCTAGAGGGGGATTCTGATGCAGTAGTTTGGGCACGTGAATGGATTTCTGATCTAGATGACCAGGCTTTGGCTCAACAGCAAGCAGAATTAGAAGCAAAAAAACTTATTGATGCCGAAAATGAAGCTAAACAAAAAAGAGATGAAGAAGTATTAGCAGCACGTACAGCTGGTATAGCTGAAAACAAAATGATGCAAGCATGGTTAGACACTTTGGAAAATCCTGAAGATTCTAACAACATAGACTTTATGGCTTGGGTTTCAGATCGCCGTGGTGAATTCTTAAAAAACTGGAATGGTGCCGAAGGTTCACCAGAATATTTAACAGCATTTTATGAATATTCAAGAGCATGGGCAGATGAACATTTAGCGGATCGCCTCAGAAATAAAGAGCCAGCCCAAAATTCAGATAATGAAGAATTTAAAGAACTAAATGCTCCGACAGAAGTTGAAGATCTTCAGCCTAGTACGACAAATGATGAAGGTAATCAACTTTACCGTTCAGTAATTGAAGGGCAGGTTAAAGTTAATCTTGAGTTATTAGAGCAAATTCGAGATGAAGCAGAAAAAGACTTAAATGATCCACTTCTTATTCCAGCGGTGACAGAGCTCTTGAATCAAGTACAAAAAATGGAAGCGGAGAATATCTAATGACAACATTAAATCTAATTTCTACTCAAGATATTGCTAAAAATCCATTAGTTGTAATTGATCAAATGATCAGCTTCTTTAAACCTAAACAGCCCTTCACTGGGCTTTTGAAGGGTAGAACTAATAATGTGAAAACAGCCAAAGGACAAAAGATTTCTACTGTATTCGCTTTAGTTGATATTGATCAAGTCATTGCATCTCATACAGCAACTGGTGCGGAAAACCCTAATTATCCGCAAGAATTGCAGCCACGAGATCGTAGTCGTGAATCCTCACAAGCATGGGTACAGAAAACTGCTAATGATTTAGATCCCGAAAGCCTAGGCCGCTCAGGTCGTGCAGATACGGGAGCACCGATTACTGGTGATGATTTAGTGGTTGAATCAGGAAATGGCCGAACAATGGCAATCAAGCTTGCCTATGATCGCGGTTCCGCAGATGAGTATAAACAATGGTTGATTGATGAAGCTGATTACTTTGGCTTTAGTAGTGAGCAGGTCCAAGCAATAGCTCAACCGATTTTGATACGTATTCGTACAACCGAGATTGATAGAGCTCAATTTGCAATAGATGCTAACCAAGATGATAAGTTGTCTTTTACAGCAACTGAACGTGCTAAAGCTGATGCTAAACGTTTAGATGAGAATTTACTGGCACTTTTTAATCCGAGTGAAGATGGCGATTTATTAGCAGTAAGTAATCAAAAGTTTATTCAAGGTTTTTTAAGTAAATTAGGTGATACAGAAGCTGCCCAGTACACAACGAAAGATAAAAAACCAACACAAGCACTGATAAACAGAATCAAGGCCGCAATTTTTAGTAAAGCGTACAATGATGATCGTTTGCTAGAAATGATGGCTGATCATACAAAACCAGATCTTCAAAATATGCTTAATGCGCTTGGTGTTGCTGCCCCTAAATTTATTGAAGCGCAAGCCATAAGTCGTGGAAATGTTCAAGATATATCAGATCAAATCGTTGATGGAATGGAGCAAGCCATTGATCAACGTGTTGCTAATGCAATTATTGATGCAGCAAATACCATTTTATCTGCAAAGCAAAATGATCAAGATATTGTTGAGTTTGTAAAGCAGCAAGGGCTTTTTGAGGATCTAGGAGAAGGTGTTGCTGAGCTCGCCGTATTTCTCGCCAAGAATAGCCGCAGTTCAAAAAAAATGAGTATGTTATTTAAAGCTTTAGCTGAATTTGCAGAGAAACAAGCTTTAGATAGCAGCAATGTAGGATTGTTTGGTGAACCTGAACCAGTAAGTGTAAAAGATGCTCTCCAATATGCACAACAAGTGCTTGGTGATGATTTCATTAGTGTGCAAATGTACGATTCATTATTCTCTAATGCATGTAATTATTTAAAATTAATAGATTATGTATCTAAGGATCCTCTTTTTGTTATTAAATCATTGATTATAAACATTAAAAAATATAAGTTTTAATTTTTAACATTGGTATTAGAACATTTAATTAATCTATTGTTGACTAATAAATGTTCTAATATGTTTTTTGGGAATAATTTAGGAATAAAAAACTATAGAAAAGTAAAAAAATAGTGTATAAAGTTAAGTAAAATATTTTGGAGCCGCTTTATGGCCATAGCTGAAGAATTACATGTTAAAAGTTTAATCCAACCATATTCTAATTCTATTATTCAGGCTATTAAGGAGGCGTGGTCATTGTGGCTGCAAAGTCCTTTTTTTGGAAAATGGAGTTCACGCGGACGTGCCACATTCGTTTGGGAAACTGTAATTAATTTACTCAAAGAAAAATTTATGGGACGTAGTGACGTTTTTATTATAGATAAAGGTGTTACGGTACTTTTTGTAATTCAACAGCAAGTTGTTTTTCGTTTTAAATTGGCAGATAGGACTGGAAGAAGTAAAAACGTTCAAACAGATTCGGCTAAAAGCTTTCATGATCCTGAACTCAATTATAATTTATTAGCTGAAGCTGATATAGCTAGTAATATTCCACGTATTGAAGTTATCTATACTTTAAATAAGTCTGCTACTCAAATCGATAATATCAAAATGATTGCTAGAGATAAAAATTCCGTTGCTTGGAATGTAAGTTTAATTGATAGCCAAACATCATTCGTTGAATTTGACGAAAGCAAAGATACAAGTGACTTTGATACTGTTAAGGATAATCAAACAAAACGTCGTTTCAAAGGGAAATCCACTGGCGGTGGATTTAAAAAAGCAGAAGGTGAATCGTGAGTAATTTGACCTTTAATCCTGAGTTATTAAGGATAGTAAGGCAGTTTAGAGGGTTTGGACAAACAGCTCTTGCTAAAATGGCTTCATTGTCTCAGGGAACTCTGTCAAAAATTGAAGCAGGATTGTTAGAGCCTAATGAGGAAATGGTTTCAAATCTTGCCAAAGTTTTAAACTTTCCCGTTTCAATATTTTATGAGACCTATAAGCCATTTGGTTTACCGTTAAGTGTTCATCCCATGTACAGGAAGAACTCTTCAATCGGTAAAAGGGCTATTGAACAACTTGAAGCTGAACTTAATATTCGATTATTTAACTCTATGAAGTTAGTTAAAGCTATTGAGTTTGAGGAGGATTTACCACTTCCTTTTTTAAGTTTAGATATATATGAAACTCCTGAAAAAGTTGCTGAATTGCTCAGAAGAACTTGGTTAATTCCTAATGGCCCATTAAAGAATTTAACCGATTATGTTGAGAGGGCAGGGTGTCTCGTATTTCATTGCGATTTCTCTCAAGAAGGTGTGTCTGGTGTAACAATAAAAGTACCTGGTTTAAACCCTTGTATTTTTATTGATAAAAATATGCCCTCAGATAGACAACGTTTCACACTGGCGCATGAGTTAGGTCATGCAATTATGCATAAACTCCCTTCAGAAAATATGGAGGATGAGGCTAACCGTTTTGCAAGTGCTCTTTTGATGCCTTCAAAAGATATTAGACCATATCTTACTGGGAAAATTACTTTAGAAAAGCTCGCTACCTTAAAGTTGGTTTGGAAAGTTTCTATGAATGCTCTTCTTAAAACAGCAGAACGAGAAGGCTTATTAACACCATCCCAGAAAAAGTATCTATGGATACAAATGACTAAGAATGGTTATAGGACTAAGGAACCTGTAGAGTTGGATTTTCCTAAAGAAAAGGCTGTAACTATAGATCAAATTTTTGAATACTATAGAGAAGACTTAGGTTACTCAATTGATGAGTTATCTAATTTATTGCAAACACCAAAAGAAGACATTGATTCACTCTACTCATTAAATATAGTTAAGAAAAAACCAAATATACGAATTTTAGAATAAGATAGGCCCTCCATTAGGAGGGTTTCCTTTTTTAATAAAAAAACTTTTCTTTTTAAAAAAAATAGTCATAATAAATCTATGCTTCCACACTAAGCTTGTCACTCCAACCGTATTACGGAGCGAACATTCCTTAAGTAATGATGTGTACGTATATATGATTTACAACATTAGTGTAGATCTAGATTTTTGGAGTGGTCTAATTTTTATCTACACAGATGGACCGTATAATCATGTCTGATAAGAACTTCGTATTTCCTTCAGGATTGACCAGTCAACGTGCTAGAGCTTTAGCTAAAGAAGCAAAAAAACTAAATGGTACGCAACTTTCATGTGAGCTGGATTTAATATCTAAAAAAGAATGTCAACTCCCATGGCATAAAGCAGTTGCTAAGTTTACTAATGAAGATATCTCAATTCTACATTTGAAAGTAGAAGATATTTTGAAAAAAAACCCATTATTGGGTTATGGTGGATTCTATTCTCCATTAATATTTTCAGATCGTTATTATCAACGTCAATATAGAATGTCTAAAATAGAGTATGAACAGCATTTTATTGAAGGCCGAATTTTAAGTACAGACTGGTTAAAACAAATAGAATATGCTCAGCAGTTTATGTCATATTTTGGAAAAAATAAGAATATAAATAATAATATGTTAGGTTCTTATGGGTTAAAACATATGTGTGAGGATTACTATGGAGAAATATGTGGTCAGCATACTTATATATCTAATGGTGCATTAATCATAGGTGCTATTTTAAATAATTTCAATTTTGAGCAATATAGTGAATATCATATTAACTGTAGTTTTAATATTAGTAAAAAAAGTGAATTTTACCAATGGTATAAAATGTGGAAATATGGCTACAGGCCAAGTCAGTATCTAAAGTTTAAGATATTGGACCAAAAATATAGATCTAATAGCTAAAGCTTTAGTTAAAAAGACATGAATTAAAAAAGTAATCGATAAATCAAGGGAAATCGTTTAACTGTTCGTAAGGTGCTTAACAAATGAAAACCAGCTAACTAGCTGGTTTTCTTAATTTGGGGAGTTCTGGTGGAACATCTTAAAATAATTATATGCCCTTATCCTCTGATAGGTTCATAGGGAAACCTCTTTAAAACTTTACCTAATTCAAGTACCTCATCTTTATGTAAAAAATCCCATAGTTGATTGAATTTCTCCCGAAGTTGTACGACATTTACAGGTGTATGATGTGAAGTGTATTGATGTACTGCAACAGCACCACTTTCCTGAATTGAAATCCAGAAGTTTTTAGGGCCATTTGGAGATTGATACTTTAACTTTTCACCTACTTGTTGAGCAATTTCATAAGCCAGAGGGTTTTCTAATGCTGGATAACGTGATGAAACTCGATCTAAAAGATTTTCAAGCCGTTGTAAAGGATCTGATTCCACTTTTTCAACAACATTGATTGATTCTAAGTATTGTTTAGCTTCTTCAAAATGTATTGATAAAAGTTGGCTGTACTTAGCTATGCCAAAATGTCTGTTATGCCGTACCCACATAGATGCCCGTTGGCTGCGGTTTTTACCAGCACGGCGGTCAACTATCTCATGTAGTGCATGCTGCTGCTCAGGGGTAATCGTAAGACGTTTGTTTATTGCCTGTCCTTTTGTCCAGTAATCCCAAAGCACATCATCACATTCTTGTTGATACATGATGACTGTTTCGCGAAGTTCAGGCCGGACTTTGTTGGCGTGGATTGAGTAAAGCCATGCAGCTAATTTTCGGACAGGTAAGCAAGTCATTAAGCGACTTTTCCCATCATTGGCAACTGTGGTGATTTCCACCATAGTTGCACTGAAACGATCTTTTAATTTAACAAACTGGCTTTTCCAATCTAGCCCCATAGCTTCAACGATAGGTTTCATTGGTGTATAAGGCTGCCCATGATGTTCAATAATCATAAGTTCTGCATCATGAAATGGTACAACTTGTGGTATGTATGATAAATTAGACATATCAATATCCTTTCGTGGTTGTTGATAGAAGCCCTTGCATTTGGTTGGTAGCCTGCAAGGGCTTTGTTGTTTCAGGTTTAGAGCCTGTTGTGAATAACTATATATAGTGTATTTAAATAATGCAATATTAAAATAAATTAAAATATAAAAAGAATGCAATCTTACTGTGTTATGATTAATTATCTTTTTTAGAGAATTGAGATGATTAAGAATAATATTATTGCCTTACGAGATAAGGCCGGCATGACGGCGTATCAGTTAGCGAAACAATGCGGATTTATTTCAAATAACCATGTACTGGGAAAGAAGATAAGTGACGCAGAAAAAGGAAAAAATATCACAATTGAAACGGCTTTTTTAATCTACACTGAACTCAAAAAAGCTGGTGTATGCGAGAAGTTTGAAGATGTCTTTTGGCTTGAATGTGATGATAAAGATATCGAAAACTAAAAATATTTTTTGTAGAGTTGGAACTAACTAATTTTTAAACTTTCATATTTGTAAATAATGGTCCTATTCAATGAGTAGGGCTTTTTTATGTCCAAAGCTTTAGCTTATGCACCAGCTGTAAATACAGCAAAAACTAATTTACCAAGTAATGAATCAGATCCATTCTATGGTTCTATTTCAAAGCACAAATACGCAGAGTTTTCTCTATGTGACAAAGAGGGGAATCCTATTGCTGGCTCGCCAGTGATTAGAGCCTTATTAACGGACGGTGATAAAAGCATTGAGAGCCAATGGCAAACTCCATTTGAGAATAGTAATCCTGAGCTAAAAATGCCTATGCTCATGGCAGGCTTACAATCAGGTCAGCTATCACAAGTCGCTGAACAGATGCAAAGTAATCCTATAGCTCAAGTTTTATCAAAACTTGGGGTTCAAGATGCTATGCAGAGCGTTGAAGGGCGTACCAATCTAACTAAAGTGAATACAACTCAAGTATTCCTATCTACTTCTTCAGTACGGCTCAACCTTTCTATTTTCTTCCTTGCCTTTAGTGATGCGAAAACAGAAGTTGAAGACAGGATCATGCAATTAGAGGCTTGGAGTCTTCCAGTTTCTTTATCTTCTGATTCTACACTTCAGAATGTGGTTAATGACTCAAACTCAACTTTAGAAGGGTTGTTTTCAGGTGTAATCCCACCCTTTGTGTCTCTGACAACTCACGGCAAAACTTATAAACCTTTCATTATTGAAAGTGTTTCTGCACCAATTGTTGCGCCAATTGATGAGAAAGGTAACCGGTTAAGTTTGGCCGTCAATATTAGTTTGTTGAGTCGAACTGCATGGGATTCAAAAGATATTTATTCATTGTATGGAGTCAAATAATGATTACATTTGATCCGGTGCCAATAGGCGAAAGTACTTTTCAAATGCATGAATTGAGTTTTGAGCAATGTCTTAAAATTTCAATCATTGCCCCGAATTTAAATGAAAAAAGACTTTCAGCTTTCGTGAAGTCAGTTTTAGATAATGTGGATCCTTTACTTTTAACAATTCAAGAGCGGTATTTATTGCTACTTAAGTATCTTGAGAAACAAAGTAATACTATGTTGGAGGTGAACACTGACTGGTCTAAAGTTTTCCTTCAATCAGAAAATAATTGGAAAACTGAAACTACGCAAAATGGAATTACGGTTAGACAGCTTATTGGAATGGAAGCGGAATTCTTAGAGGCAAATTGTAAGAATGTCGCTGAATGGATTGCCTGTATGATGGCATTTCAGTTGAGTTATTCTAATCATGAACACTTGGCTTTATTGCCGGATAGAACAAACCCTCAATTATTTGAAGAACAATTTAAGCAGCGGCTAGATTTCATTAAGAAAATGCCAGCTAGTGATTTTGATTTGTGCTATCAAGACTTTAATAATTTAAACAATGAGTTATTTACACATTTACGGTTAAGCGTTGATAACCACGGTATTTTAGTGGAAAGAGGTGCAGATGACGCGCCTGCACGATTTCGCACCGCTTCCATCTTTACAGGAATCATCAAAGAGTTGGACCGATCTTTTGCTTGAGACAGCAAGTAGTATTTCTGAAAACTGCCCAATGCCTTTATCGGATGCATTAAAAATGCCTTTGAGTTTTGAAAGTACTTACTTCAATTCATCAGCATGGGAAAACCGCAAGAAGTATTTAGAAAATGAAATTGAACGTCACAACGTATTCTTAAAATTAGGTCAAGAAGTCATTAAGGGATTAAATGCCCTAGCAAGTAGAGGCCGATAGTTTTCATGTAGAAAAGTCTGATTAATTCAGACTTTTTTCGTGCTTTGTATTTGGAACCATACTCTATTTAGAACAATAACACTTGCAAAAATAGCTCCAAATGAAACGTGGGGAATAGGTCATGTCTGATCATCAGGCAATTGAAGTCACAGTCACAACTTTTGCTAATAAAACTACCTTCTGGAGTGGTTTAGCAAGCGCATTTGGTTCTTTAACTTCAATTAATTGGTTGAGCTATACAGGTGCAATAGTGGCTGTTGTTGGCCTATTCATAAGTTTCATTTTTCAGTGGAGACGTGACCGCAGAGAACGTAAAGAAAGTGAATTACGTGAAAAAGAAAGCGAATTACGAATCAAAGCTTTAGAAGCTCTAGAGCAAGATAATTTACGAAAGAGGAAAGATGAATGAAGTTAATTGAAAACAATGCTTGGCAGTATCTATCTGTTAAGTTACCCGCCGTAGGTGCATTCATCATGCTAATTTTATTGCCAGCACTACAATGGGGTGTTGATTATGAAGTTATTCCTGAAAAATATCATGCATTTGTTACTGGTACTTTGATGCTTGTTCTGTCATGGATTGGAAAGAAAATTTCTCAACCACGACTTAATGGCCCGCAATTAACAGGCCAGTTAGTAGGGATCAATTCTTTATTGAATATCCCAACACCAACAAAGCCTGATGAATTAGCTTGGATTGCAGAAGCAAAAAAGCATCTTGGCCTTCAAGAAATACCTGGTAAACAGCATAACCCAACTATTTTAAAATGGCTCTCGGAGCTAAAGGCTTGGTGGGCTGACGATGAAACGGCTTGGTGTGGGACCTTCGTTGCACATTGCTTGAAATCAGCTGGAATTGCTTATCCTAAGCATTGGTACCGTGCATTGGATTATGTGAATTATGGTACAAAATTAGCTAAACCCGCTTACGGTTGTGTAGCTATTAAAACTCGAAAGGGTGGTGGGCATGTTTGTTTTGTAGTTGGCCGTGACAAAAAGTCTGGAAAGTTAGTATGCCTTGGAGGCAATCAGTCAAATAAAGTTTGTTATGCACTTTATAATGACTCTGACTTTCAAGAATTCAGATGGTATGGTCGTACAACTCAACCAGCAAGTAAGCGTTATACATTGCCACAATTAAAAGGCGTAACAGCTACTAGGGTTTTGGAAGCCTAATGAAGTTACTGTTACTGAGCTTTCTTTTATGTGGCTGTACGGCCCATACAATAAATAGCAACGTAAACGTATCTATTTGCGTTAAAGCACTTTAAAAAAAGCCCTGAATATTCAGGGCTTTTTTATTAATTATTTATTTCTGCATCGTAGACTGTTTTTAAAGAGGCTTTTAGAGCTTCATCATTTGTACTATCAATGAATTTCCTCATTTTCTCTTTGTATTCAAGGTGTCCAGCTTTATATTTTACAAGTAAGTATGAAAATTCAGCTTGCTTATAATTTGGGTCCTTCTTATTTTCTGGTTTGTTCAGCTCTACTTTTAGAACCTCTGCCACATAGTCATAGCACCTATTAATCGAAGTGACATCTTTCCCTTGTAATGCAAGTAACTGACATCTAAATGTAAGTCGTGCTGTGTCATTTGGTTTCTCTACTAGCTGCTTATCATTTAAGGCGTGAGCTTTATCATAGTCATTCAAAATCATATATATATTCATCTGAAGAAGCTCACGTTTTCGCTTATCTGTGATTTTATCGACCTCAGGAAGTATCTCTCGCATATGCTTTTGAAAGACTTCTTTATCTTCCATAGAGTATTTTTGAACGTACTCATTATGTTTATTAATAATTTTCTGATCTTCAGTAGATAAGGCTTTAGGCGCAGGGGTCTCAGTTTTTACTTCAGAATTTTTAGTGTTATCAGATGCATTGCTGCATCCACTTAGAAGTGCTGAGCCAATGATAAATAGGGTTAAATACTTTTTCATGCTTTACGTCTTGCCGCCGAAGTTATTGTAAACTCATAAGTTACGTCTGGGGGAGAAGTTACGACTACACCGCCATCAAATTTCGCATCATATTTCATTGTAAGCTTTGCCTTAATTACTTCTAAGTCTGGTGCGGGTAGCTTAATCTCGCAACTACCTACAGGTTGTTTATCATTTGCAGTATTCCAGTACCCTTTACCGACTTTTAAAGTGATCGTGTCACTTATCTGTTTATCTTTCTTAAATAAGCGAAGCACAGCACGCGGGATGATTGTTGCATCAGCTCTAACAGTAGGTGGTAATAGGGTTGCAGTTACAAAGAGTTGATCTTTTTTGACTCGGTGGGTTACTTCAAAGTTACAAGCGCCCGATACTATTTGTGACATTACACCAAATAAGTTTGTTCTATCTTGATCGTATGGCATTAACATCGTTTTGAATGGGACCATTGTTGTTTTATTTTGTTCTATGTAGTAATTCTCGTACTCATCTTTTACAAAGCTGTCTGTTGTTGGTTGTTTTTGAGACATTGGGGCTGGTGATGAATTAGCAGCAGAAGATGCGGATCCACCGCCGTTGTCTTGAACGACCAAATGTTGTTTAGGTAGAAGCTTACAACCACATGAAAGAGAGTCATTAACACGAGCTGCAGCTTTACCGAAAATCTGCATATTCGGATCGCCAGATACAATCGTTGCGACAATTTTATGTGTTGGGCAGGTTGCTTTATCACCGACACAAGCAACGGCAATGCCATCAATTAGAAACAAACTGTTCCCTGAAATTACTTGGCCGCCTCCTGTGGTGGGGCAGCCGATTGTTATATATGGGGTTGCCAAATCAATTCCATCTTATTTTATTGAAGTCGAGGAATGTTAACAAAGTGAAATAGACAGTGCTGTATAGTTTTATTATACGGTACTGATCACGAGTTAAATACTTGCCGGAGTGTTGATATTGATATGAAAGTCGACTAAGCAGGGCTATTTTTTTGATTTTTTAATATAGTCATTGTTAATTTTCCTAGTTTCACGGTTTTTTAAATATGTATATATTCTTGCCTTGATATGATAATCAAACCAACTAATCATTTTTTGATCGGTTAGGTCAATTTCTTCATATTCTTCATAATGCTCAAAAGTTTCTAATTGAGAATGTATTTTGAAATTTTGCCAATCAATCACTCCATCTTCCAAAGCCTTTTCAATAACATTTTTAATATGTAAAGTACCATTTTCCATTTTTAATTGTTCAGTATCAAACTTTAATTTACCTTCTAATAGTGAACTTTCTGGATTTTTACTAATAGTAATAAAGGAATTTTCACCATTCTTTGTTATTATTTCAATAAAGTATAAAACATTATTTCCAACTGGAATCCCATTTATAAATTGCCCTTTATGTCTAATAATTAATCCTGTGGAATAATGACTCAAAACTTTATTTATAATTTTTTTGTATCTTAAATTGCTACATACAACGATTCCTTCTGTAGTATCTAAGACTATTTTTTTCTTTATTTTTTTATTATTAATAATATCTGGAAGATTAACAATTCTTTTTACGCCCGCCATATACACGAAATGTGGTTCAAGTTTTTGGTTTAAGGTTTCATAGGGCTTAAGTACAAAAGTTTCATCATAACCATCGATTAATTGAATATAAATATTATGACCAACTCTAATAAATATTTTATTAATTATGACAGGCTTATCTTTTTTATTAACTAAAATGATTGAAGAAATGTATCTTTCAGTGGATGAGAAATCACTACGAAGTGTAAAAGTTGCTGCAATACTATTTCCAGACTTTCTTAAATAATTTCTAGCAGTTACATATAAAGCTAGTAAGGAAATTAATAGTGTAGGAAGAAAATATTCTGGAGTTAGTTTTAAAAAATCTTTTAAATTTATATAATAAATTGGCTCAATACTTGTAAAGTATATTATTGAAAATAGGGTTAAAGAAAAGAATGCTAATAAAAATATTCTATCAATCATCGAGTTCGCCAAAAAAATTTTTAGTATTAAAAACAATCAATCATTTATAGTCAATAACTCATCCCACTGAAAAGGATTTCTACTCAATTTATCTCTACTCATTGACCAATTGCGACCTGGTACATAACATGTACTTATACCAAGTTTTCTCTTCCCGAATTTTGTGTGTACGTTATCTAGTGTTTTCATCAATTGTTCTTTCTTTTCTATAGCTTCAAAATCTGTGAGAAGGTCATAAGTGTGACCAGATTTAGGTTCTAGCCCAGTCAGTATGACCTCACATTTTTTATACTTAATACCTTCTTTAAAAATGTGAGATACCATTTTTGTTGCAGCTTTTACGAAATCTAATGCACAATCTGTTGGCTGTGAAAATGAGCCGGTTATTGACTTGTTATAAAACGGTACATTTTCATCAAAAGGACTTGATTGAACAAAAACAATAAGACAGCCGCATAATGATTCATCATCTCTCAATCTCTTACATGCTTCTTGTGCATGCATAGCTATTGCTTCTTGTAGGTCAATAAGTTCGGTAACTTTCGCACCGGATAAACATCATTCTTATAGTCGAAGGTAGGTTCTAAGAGATCTAATAGATGTACCCGGTCTTTTGAAATTGGCTCATAATTAGCGCACATGATTATTTCCTTATTATTTAGTTTTAGAATGACAATTTTAGAGAAAAGGTTTTATATAATTATGTATCGAGTTTTCAATAGAAAATTACACTGAATATTTTTTGAATAAGATATTAATATAATTTGCCTTTTGGGAAGAAATGTTAAAATGAATTTATTGGAAGTTATAGCTAAAAATTGTGGATTGGCAGTGGTGGACTCCGTAACTTTAGGGCTAGGTTCAGCTGTAAAGAATTCCTTTTATGAAATTAAAGATCATGTAAGTCAATGTAATGATGCACTGTATCTAATGCAAATTAAAACATTTATTGAGACAATCGATTTAGATGAAGGGGAAGTGAAAGATTTTTTTAGCAAAAATCCAGATAACAATCGACTAGGAATTGAATTATTTAAAATTTTAGAAAGTACATACATAGAAAAGCAAGCAAATTTGTTAGCCATTAACTTTCAAAACTATTTACAGGGTAAGTATGATAAAAGCCAATTTAATAAGTATATAAATTTAATAAAAAAAATTGATGCACATATTTTTGAAGTAATTAATAATGACTTGCAGTATCCTGAAAGGCTCCGCGGACAATCCATACCTTGTGAAGGATTGCCAAAAGATGCCACTGATTACAACAAATATTGGGAATTTGAAAATCTTTTAGTTAGTGACTTCAAAGATTTAGAAGTTGTAGGATTAATTGAGGAAGAAATAGAGGAAACTTCGGTTACATACAGCTCAGTTGTAAGCCCTAAAATTAAGAGAAAGAGAACGCGTTTCTATCATAATTTTTATATTGACCTTTATAGTAAGCTAAAATAAAAGTGGGAAGAGCCTAGAATTTTTCAAAATGAGTTCAACTCCTATAGTCGGACTTGAACAAAAAAGAAACTGTTGTTAATCATACTTAATCAAAATTAAATGTTATACATGAGTTATACCAGCATGTTATATGCCGAAAAAGCAATTATAAAATCAATTATTTAGGATTTTTGTTCAACTCCCGCCATCTCCACCAAATACCTAACAAAACATGGCAAAATATGCCAAGTTTTAAAACGAAAAGGCTTGATTCTAAAGGGATTGGGCCTTTTTTCTTGCCTGAACATAACTAAATATAACTAGCCATAGTGTACATGCACCGTGTACACTGCCTTGTACATTGCACATTTTGTTGAACTCGCTGGTGTACAAGCCATGAAAAGAACAGAAATCAAACGTAGACCGTTATCAGATACCGTACTAGCTAACCTTGAACCGGAATCAAAAGAATATCGGGAGCTGGACGGCGAAGGCTTATATTTCCGTGTAAAGCCTGATGGTAAAAAAGCATGGCTATTCAGATATAAAAAAGCAGATGGTAAATGGTCATGGCTGGGTATCGGTACTTATCCTGAATTATCAGGAGCAGGCGCAAGGAAGAAGGCTAGAGAGATAATCAAGGATATATCACAAGGTGATAATCCAATCATTACCAAGCAAGAACGTAAACGCCAAGAGCTTGAGCAAAATAATGCCACCTTTGAAGTATTGGCCCGTGAATGGCTGGATACCAAAGCAAATACTTGGGTAAAGGACACCATGACCCGAAACAAGGGTGCATTGGAAAAACATATATTTGCCATTTTTGGTAAACGCTTGTACACCAGCATTAAGCCGATTGAATGGATGAATCATTTAAAAGGTATTCAGCAACATCAAGGAATATATGAACAGGTAAACCGAGTTCGGGCCATGTGTCGTGATATATACGATTTTGCAAAGGTGACAGGCCGTATTGATTACAACCCATTAGAGGGGCTGCAAAAGTTCCTACAGCAGGGCGTAAAACAAAATATGTCACATGTGAGTGAACAGGAGTTACCAGCACTATTGAGGGCCATTAATAGCTACCCAACTATGGACGTTCGGATGGGCTTGCAGCTTTTGGCCATGTTGTTCTGTCGACCTACCGAGCTAAGGGAAGCCAAGTGGCAGGAGTTCGACTTGAATCAAGGGATATGGAATATACCAGCCGAGCGCATGAAGAAACGCCGTGAGCATGTAGTGCCTTTACCTAGGCAAGCTATTACCATACTAAATGAGTTAAAAACTTACGAAACCAATTCTGAGTATTTATTTCCGAGCAGATCAGACAAGAGCAAGCCAAAGTCGGACACAGTTTTCATTATGGCCTTGCGCCGTATGGGGTATGAAGGTAGACAAACACCGCACGGATTTAGGCACATTGCCAGCACCTTGTTAAACAATCGTGGTTTTGATGAACGTCATATTGAAGCAGCACTGGCACACGTAAAGGATGGCGTGGCAGGCGTATATAACAAGGCTCAATATTTAGATGATAGAAAAATCATGCTGCAATGGTATGCGAATCATTTAGAAGAAATTGCAGATCAAAGGATTATTCAGTTTAAAAAGGCTAAATGACAATATATGGCGAACTATTAGCCAATAAATGCACAAATATAGGTAAATATCGTTTATATTTAGATTACTAGGTATAGGCAGGCCAGCCGACAAGCAAGTCCCCAACTTGTTTACCTAGCTACTTTGGGGGATGCTTGGGAGGCGGTTTTGATTGGTGCTAATGAAGATTTGGATAATATTCCAAAGCAATTTATTTCAGTTAATGAGTTGCTAGAGATTTTTGCCGACCTTGAAAAAACTACCTTAGAAAAGTCCGCGCAATGGCTTATAAACAATAAACAAATTTTGAATGCAGCCAAAAAGCTAGTCCTTAAAAATGAATATACACTTGTCGAATACGAACATAGCGATAATGATTTTTATAACTGCCCAATTGAAGCGTTGTCGCTTATTGCTAGTGGCGAAGATTGCGACCCTTATAGTGATTACGTAGGCTTTTCTAGGTATGTAATATTAATGAGCTTGAAGGAGCTTGGCTTAGATATTGGCGATGCCTTGATTAATAATAGTCGTGCTTATATTGCCAAAAACTGCCATGAATATGATGATAATTTTTATAAAAAGCAATGCGCCTATTTAATAAGTATGATTGGTCAAAGTCCTGCACTAGAGCTACCTATCCAGCAAGAAAAGGATATTAATAATACCTATCTCTTAAATCCAAGTAATCCGAACTATATCCCAGCATACGCCTTGCTTCTAAGAATACATCATGATTTAAATACAGTTGGCAGATTTGAGGGTACAAAACAGAAAAGAGTTGCCGATTGCCTTGAGGAATATGGACAGCACTACGGTGTACAAAATACACCGACCAACGCTATACACTTTTCAAATCTGATAAAAGTTAGAACTACGGCCAAAGATGAGGCCAGCACAGCTATGAAAAAAATACTTTCTCAAGAACAAAAATAATATTTTCTTTTATCAAAGTAATAATTACATCTTATTAAAATAATACTTTTTTAGCTATAGTGATAATTTGCGAAGAAAAATAATTTTTTTGTCCGACTAATTAATATTTTAGTTTTTTAAATTCATATATTTAGGTGATTAATTTATATTTTTTAATAACAAAATAAAACCCATACTAAACCCATATTCTTTTGTATATGGGCTTTTTTATGACTATTAAACCTATCCGCGTTCAATTCAAAACCGCTTGTGAACTATTGGACATAAGCCGTGAATCATTGCGTCACATTCAGCGTACAGATGAAACTTTCCCGAAAGCAATAAAAATAGGTACTACCAAACAGGCTCCAGTCTATTTCGACTATGCCGAGCTTGTAGAGTGGCATAACAACCAAAAACAAAGCCTTGCAGCTATGGAGGCATAACCATGAACCATCAAACTGTCATCCTAGATTATCTCAAACAAGGCAAGACCCTAAGCCAAGCTGAAGCCATAGAGTTATGCGATTGTTACCGCCTAAGTGCTGTTATTCAGCGTTTACGCCTATTAGGTCATAACATTGTGACCCACCAAGAGCCAAACCTAAACAGCAAAGGCACTCATGCCCGATACGAATTAAAAGAGGTGACAGCATGAACGCCGTAACCCATTTCGATTTTAAATCCAGATCCGTTCGTATTGTCCTAGATGATAATCAAGAACCGTGGTTTTGTTTAACCGATGTATGTAAGGCTTTGGACATTTCAAGATCATCTGATTTATTACAGATTCAAAGGGGGGGATGTTAAAAACGAAACCCCTAAGCGAAATGGTGCATTAGATTCAAAGGGTGTGGCGGATTACCACACCCCTACCAATGGCGGTATTCAAAAACTCAAATTTATTAATGAGCCGAATTTATATCGCATCATCTTTCGATCTAATAAAACCGAAGCGTTGAATTTCCAAAACTGGGTATTTGCTGAGGTATTGCCGTCAATTAGAAAAACCGGTTCATATTCTGCTAGACAGTCAGCTTATGAAGAATTGAACCGTTTATGTATGCAAGAGAAAGTATCTAAGGATAAAGGTACATTTCATAGTTTAGGTATGCACCGCCGTAAATATGAAAAGCATTTAAACGCCAAGCGTATCCAAACATGCAAAGCAAATTTACAGATTGCTTTTGATGGGTTACACCATGAATAAGTATGTAAACCCTGAATTTTTCAAAGCCTTTGACCATTACAAAGCAATGCTGGCCCAGTATGGGGAACATCACCCCATCACTGAGCAGGCCCTCATTTTGACAATGCACTACACGCCTGAGCATATCAAAGCGGAAATGCACCAAAAGGCAAAGGAATTAAATCTATTGCCACCCCCAAGCGGTTATACGGATGACGGCGAACCCATGTACCAGTTAGAGGACATTGCAAAGCATTTCGGCATTAGCTTTGAAGAAGCAGAACAGTGTTTATTGCAGATGATGGATAACCGCCAGCAAGTCGGATTATCAAATGACGGCGTTTTGATTGATTCAAATATTCATATCAACCGTGTGCAGTAAGGGCCAATAATGAAAAATGAATTATTCGATATTGCCAACATGCCCAAGTATGGTTATATTAATCGGGCTTTGAGCAAAATCTCAAAGTTAGCTTTGGTCGGCTATAAATGTAACAAAGGCGCACAGTCCGCTTATCGGGCTTTTTTTGTGCGTAATATCTCTATGCGTTCGCATATCTCTATGGCGAAGCTGGAGAGGGACACCTTCGGGTGTGCAGGTTTCCTTTGTTCCCTGTCGACCAACCCTTTTCAGCTTTGCCACCCTCATTTGGTCGTGAATGGCAAAGCTCTTTTAAAAAACGAAGGAGCGCATTAATCATGCCTAAAAATATCCATCAAATTACACGCCAGCGTATCCAGTCAGCAGAATTCGCACAAAAGCAGGGATTGGTTAAACGCATTTCTTTAATGCTTAAAAAAGTATGGGGAGTGTAGCTATGAATAACCAAAACGCTAAAAACACGCCTAAAACTTATGATGCAGGCGATTTATGGGACATTCAATCATTAGCTGAATTTGATATGAACTGGATGGAAGTAGCAATTTCAGATATTAAAAATCGTTTAAAAGAAATAAAAGCCGAACTTGGTGGTAAGGATGTTTTGGGCTTTTATGCTTTGGAAAATGTCATTGATATGTACCAGTATATTGCCGAAAAACGTCACAGCTATCATGCAGAGCAGGCAGAGAAATATAAAAAAGAATGGCATGGGTAAGGAGGGGGGACAATGAACATTAAACCCGCTTGGGATACTAAGCCTGATATGTTTGAGGGCAGCATTTCAAATGTTACCCCGCAAACACAACAAAGCCCACTGGAGGAAGTGGGCAATGGTGCAAGTCATTCAATAATTGAAGCACTTGAAGAACATACAGTCCCATTATTTAACAATAATCCACTACACGGTGCAATGGCTGAAATGGTGGGTGGTTGTCCTGTAGAAATCCGCCGTTCAGTGATTGAGAAAGCCACCCAATATGGAGAAGCTGATGATAATGCCCTATATGGTTTAGCCGTATTTGATCTATACAACGAGCATTTACAGCCTACAGGTGCAGTATTCACTAACCCAACTATTAAAGGTTTTAAGGATATTGTTTTCGGCCATGGCGGTTTGTATTTCAACCGGTCAAAGTTGAATGAATTACCTTTGATTGTGACGGATGACATTCATCTTGCATTTAAAACAGCGTATCCAATCTATGCACCGTATCAATCAGATAAGATTAATGCTTATACCCTCAAGACATTGATGCAAGCACATGCTGATCTATGTGTGATAGCCCCAGTCCATCAGCAAGATGCCATACAACGGCGTTACAGTGGTATGGATGTCAAAATGGCATTTATTCCTGAACCTCCAAACATTGCTATGCTTCAAGATGAGCTAGACAGCATGATTAAGGTGGCGATAGATCAAGCCAAGAGCCTGGCAAAAGGACACTTAGCTAAACCATTTAAGATCAAGGAAGGCGAATATTTAAATATCCTTATGGATGGCTTATATCTAGTGAAGGAACATGATGATGGAGAAGGCGGTATTAAACGTACTAGAACCAGAATATCTGATTCAGCAATTATATTAGGTGAAGCCAGAAGCTTGAATAATAATAACTGGAAGCGTGTAATCCAGTTTAATGATAAAGACAATGTTCAGCATACGTTACTCATTCCCTATGAGCATTTCATGGGTGAAGCACAAGAAGCATTAAAGATCATTGCCAATCATGGATTAATGCCACCACGACAACCAAATAAGAAGAATGTATTTATTAACTACATTCAGGACTATCCAATAGAAAAGCGTTTTCGATGTGTTGACCGTACCGGATGGCATGGTCATTCATACGTTACGCCAAGCAAAACATATGGCGATTCTAGCGGAGAAGAACTTTTATTTAATAGTGAAATGAAAAACCCCTACGCCGTGCATGGCAGCCTTGCAGGATGGCAAGAACTAAGCCGCTTGATAGAGCCCCATGCACTGGGTGTACTGGCGTTTTCTTGTGCATTTTCGGGACAATTGGTTGCGCCATTAAACTTAGAGAGTGGTGGCTTTCATATCTATGGCTCATCTACCGATGGAAAAAGTACCATTACAAAAGCAGCGTGTAGCGTGTGGGGCAATCCTAGAGAAGTATCGAAACAATGGCGCACCACAGACAATGCCCTAGAGAACGAAGCCGAATTAAGAAACGATAGCTTTCTAAATCTTGATGAATTGCGACAGGCGCCCCCTAAGGCCGTGTCGGATATTGTTTATATGCTTACTGGTGGGCAAGGTAAATCACGAAGCAGCAAGACAGGCAAAAATAGGGATTCTAAGCAATTCAACTTGATGTATACGTCCACTGGCGAAGTCACCCTCGAGGAACATTTACGGCGTGGCGGTATCGAGCTAGATGCAGGTTTATTGCTTAGGTTCGCCCATATCCCTAGTGATGCAGGCAAAGGATACGGCGTATTTGAATGTGTCAACTATGGCAGCAATTCAAGCGACTTGGGCAACCGCATTAATGAGCTTGCTGCGAAGCATTACGGACATGCTGGCATCAAATGGCTTGAGTATCTGACCAGTGATAAAGATGTAGTAATGCAGCAGGCCCAGAAATTACTAGACAGCTTTATTGAGCAGCACACCCAAGCAAAGAACGGACAAGCTAACCGCGTTTTACGCCGTTTTGCATTGGTGGCGGTGGCTGGAGAGCTGGCAACGCTGGCAGGCATTACAGAGTGGCAGCAAGGACGCGCATTTGAAGCCGTAGCGCAATGCTTTAATACTTGGCTAAATAGTCTAGGCGGTGGCGAGAATATGGAAGAAACAAAGATTCTTGAACATATCAAAGCCTTTTTTGAATCCAACGGAACGAGCCGTTTTGAAGACTTAACTGTAATCAGACAGGCAGACGGCGAAGTAATCCGTCCGCGCACTCATAACCGCGTTGGGTATTACGATCCTGATGATAAAGTCTATCTTGTATCGCCGACCATGTTTAAAAAGGAAATGTGCATAGGCATGAACGAGGCGAATGTTAAAAAAGCCTTAATCAAACATGGCTGGATTAAAGAGTTTATCGAGGGAGGCAAGAAACTATATGTGAAAAAGTCTAGCGTCAATCTACCCGACGGCACACGGCCGAGAATGATGCACTTTAGCACTGAGGCCATGCAGAACTCAGATAGTGAAATCTGAAAATAGATTTTATAGGGTGGACGATGTGGACATAGTGGACATAAAGAAAATATTTATAGTTAATGTATTGCTATATATAGATATTATTATGTCCACTTTATATAAATATACATAATTTTAATAGGTGGACATAAGGTGGACATGATTCAAGGTAAATATATCTTGTCCACCTACTATGATTTTAATGTCCACTTTTTTTATATGTTGTTTTTCCTATGGGTGGACAGATTTAATTATTTAAAATCATGCATATAGAAGTGAATGTCCACTTTGTCCACCATGTCCACCTAAAATTACACATATACAAGTACAAGCATATTAAGAGATTGAACAATGCCAAACGTAAATAAAGTTACTGTCATGGGTGTGTTAGGTCTTAACCCTGAAACTAAACAATTTTCCAACGGTGGCAGCGTTACGATATTCAGCGTTGCAACTACTGAGTTTTAGAAAGACAAGACCACAGGTGAGCGTAAAGAGGCTAATAGCATAAATCTGTATCAACAATCGTTTAAAGAGTGTTGCCAAAGGCCATAAGGTTTATATTAAGGGAAGGGGAGGCTAATTTCTTACAAATGAAAGTTAAGGGGGTAAAGTTGAAGTGCTATTCTTAAATTCAATTAGTAGGTTTAGCTTAAATTAATAAACTCAACTTTTATATCAAGGTTAGTTATGTCAGAACAGCAATTAAGAAAAGTTAAGGGAATTTGGTGTAAATTTAACAATCAAAATAGAATGTCAACTGTTACCCTCGATGAGATGCGTATATGTTGTATAAAAAGGGGGGTAGAGATTATTGAGATTGAAGAATGTACTTTTGGTTTTAACCAAAGTATTCCAGCAATTAAAATTACAGTTGCAAATAATCTGACTGCATTATTACCTCGCCAGAAACTATTTGATATTCAGATATATAAAAATAATATTCTACCTTTTAAAAAAGAAGAAGAATTTTGGCATAAAGTAGACTGGTTCCCACCAGTATTTATGAATATGGAAATGATAAATGAAGGCTTTAAAGTAACTAATTTAAAAATTGGTTATCAAGATTATTTTAACAAAACTCAGCTTCAGGAGCGTTTTAGTGAGTTCTTCCCGACTGTGTATAATCTTTCAAATATCATTCCTATAACAATTCAAACATTGCCCAAGTCAATTTCTATTTCAAAGCATGTTCCTGTAATCAGAGAGTCTATTTTAGCCTTCTACAGTGGAATGCGAGTAACATCAGTAGCATCATTAATTCCAATTGTTGAAGATATTTTAAACTCGATCATTGAGGATGCCGATGAAGATCTAAAGTTAAAAGATAAAGTTCAGAGATGTATTGCACGTGCAAGAGAAAATATAACTTCCGATCATATATTAGGCGCTGACTGGATACCTGATGAATATATTGAAATTGATGTTTTAAAGGTAATGAATGAGCGTATTAGGATAATTGAATTAATAGGTGATTGGCTAATCAACAGCTTTTATGAAAAAACAAATAAGTATCAAAATTCATCGGGTTTTAATAGGCATTTTTTTGCACATGCAAAATCTGAAATTTGGCAAAACCCATCTAATTTTTTTAGAGCAATGGGTTTAATTCAGGCCTTAGCCTTTGTCGAATGTTTTGCAATGAAGCAATCAAAACTTTCTATATTTGCACCGCTTCCAGATCAAAGGTCTAAATCATTTCATATTGAAGTTTTGGCCTGTTTAAATAGTCAGCATACAAAAAATATTTTTCTTCAGCAGATACAAATAAATAATAATCTACCTTTTAATGTCATTGTATCTGATGATGGCTGGTTACGAAAGTCTGCTTTGCTGTCCTCTCAAATGAATGATGATATTGTCAAAAGATTGCGTAATACAGGATGGCAATGCCATTCATTTTCTGAGCCGGAGAAAGAGGGAGAGTTTATAACAATACAGGCATTTAAAAATGGAAGAAATATTAAAATTGCCCTTTTGTATTGTTGTGATACATGCAATAAAATCTATAAAGAACTTGAGAAAACATGTGACTATATACTTTATTTGGGCCCCCCCTATAAACAATCTTCTTATGCTCAAGGGGTGCAAAAACATGTGGGCCCTTTAAATGCTTGGTTAGTTCCCAATTAG